ACAACATCCTAAAATGTGCTAATTCGAATACATCGTATTCTGATAATTCTGAATATGAATGCCGAAATTTAATATCATATTCTCCTAGTTCTTCATTGAAATCTTCTAATCTTTCAATTTCATATACAGAAAATGGCCTTGCATTTAATATTCCAATTCCTTCGGCAATATCTAACTTTAAAAAGAAATCACCGTATTTACACATATTACGTATCCATGGCCACATATTAAATTCAATGTTTAATACATCATAAAATAAATTATATAATATTTTTTGAATATGAGTTTTATTAGTTTTAATTGTTAAAATATCTCCAAATTGGTCAGCTAATGTAGATTCATCCGAATATATATCTAGTGCCGATGATATAATTGGGTCTTTGTCCATCATCTCGTAATCAGTATATAACTGCATACGATTTTGTTGCATATAATAATTTGAGTCATATCCACCATATGATCCTTGATTATGCTTACGAGAACCATGTAATCTACTATATCTATCTGCTAATCGTGTTTGGGATAAATTTCCAGTTGATTGTAGTCGATTTGTATCAACTGTACGTAGGCGATCTTTGCCAAATTTTCTAACTATTACGTTTGTAGAAAATAAATTTTGTAATCGTTTTCTTAATGACGCCATAATTTTTCTTTTATTTTAATATAAATATAACTTACTACAGAAGCCAGGTTAAATTTTCATCATTTTGACCATTATGCCAGTCCCAGCCTGCGTCTGGTCGTTGATCTGGGTTTGTATAAATAGTTGTATCTGTTTTTTGAAATTGTGATAATGCTCTCTTATTTAAATCAATTCCATGCTGTCGTAATTTTAAACTAGTATCCCGTAACCACAGCCCAATTGCATATGCCATTACCAAATCATCATTATATCCAACTTGAGCTTGTGCCTTACCATTGAGCCAAACAAATACAAATAATTCCTGTATTAATCGTTTTGATCTAATAATGGGTGTTCCTTCTCTCATATACATTTCTAATGCAGATACCATTAATGGTCTTGTTCGAGATGTGGTTGATACACCTGGCACCATTTTTGTTTTATCTTTTATATCATATCCTTTTAATAATTGTACTTCTAAATCAACATATCCATCATCTTTATATGTATAAAATAAATTTTCATAATTTCTATCTAATGCTGGTTGTACGGCCGCCCAGCCTATATTTGCATTTTCAATAGCCAGTAATGCATTATTCCATTCTGTTGCAACTGTAACTAACATATTGCCGAAATCTTTTGGTGGCAATTTGCCTTTGTATTCTGCTACCTGTTTTATATTCTGGACATCGATTACGTGGAAAGTCGACCAATCAGCTCCATCTCCCCGGGCAACATCTGCAACTACTATATAGTCTCTTGAGTAATCAGGATATTCCCATATCCAATATCCATTATCAAATCCTCTTTTTTCTACTGGTTCTTCGCATTTTAATTCATATTTTTGTAAAATCGATCCGTCGACAACAGTGTGTCCGGATGATATAAAATCACAATCACATTCCTGCGCTGCGCCTCGTTCACCTAATAATTGTGTCTGTTCATTTCTCCATTCTTGGTCTCGATCTGGGTGTAAATTCCAATGCAGTTTTATTGTTTTAAATCCATTCATACCAGATTCTGCTTCACTCCATATTTGATGAAACCAATTCCCCAAACCATTTGGAGTGGATAAAACAATTGCATCTCCACCGGTAGATAATGTAGCCTGTGATGCAATCCAAATTTCTTCGATATTCCTAATAAATGCTGCTTCATCTACTATTAATAATGATAGTGCTTCAGATCTGGCGCCTGTTGATGAACTAGATATTGCTTTTATTTCGGAACCATTTTTAAATTTTAATGATAATTTATTATTCGTAGTTATATTAACTTTTAACCAACTAGGCAAATTTTCGTTCATCATTTGAACTTTACTTACTAAATTCTTTGCCACATCTTGTGTAGTTGCAATAACTAATACATTGAAATTATCATTGAATAACATTTGGTGTAGAGCATAGCCTGCAGTCAATGTTGAAATTCCTAATTGTCTAGATTTTAATATTACACTATATCGATTATCTCGTAAATCAAATAATGTTTTTTCCTGGAAGTCGTATAAATCGAATTTGATTTTTCCCTGGAGTGGGTGTTGTATATAACAAAATTGTCGAAGAAAGTATGCTGGGTCTGTTGCGCACTTTACATATTGGTCTTGAATTATTTCTTTTATATTCTTATCAGACATTATTGAACTACTTCTACAATTAACTTACCAGTTAATACTGTGGTAAGTATGCCGCCGGCAAATACAATTATTTTACTATTGTACCACTTTGGCCGTAAAAGTTTTTCTCGTTTAATATATAAATTGATATTATCATTTAAAAATTCATTTTTTTGATTTAAATATAAATTTTCAAGACTATCTAATTTTATAACTTTTTCTAAATTAGCAATTAAAACTTCTTGCTCTGAAATAACTTTATTATTAATAGAATCTAAATGATGTAATGAATCTAATGTATTTGATATTTGCATTACTTCAACACTAGTAAAACACGTATCGTTTACTTGTGAGAACAACAAAGCTGGCCATAAATATAATATAATGAAAATTTTTTTCATTTCCTAGTTCTTCTTAAAATATTTTCCTTTGCAGCTTTTACTGCTTCTTCTTTTGTTAATGCAACCTTGGGTGGGTTTGGAATAAAAGTTTTTTGTTTTTTAATATTTTTAATTTTTTCTTTTTGTTTTTCTATTGATTTTTTTACTTCGTCTTTTTCTTCCTTTACATATTCAATTTTTCCATCAAGCTTGTTTATTTCTGTATTATTACTATCAATTTTCTTATCTGATTCGTCTAATTTTTTGTTTGTATTTTTTTTAGAAATTAAAAATAATAATCCAAAAATTCCGGTAATGGCTCCGACTATTAATTTCCAATATTTTTTAATCGTCTTCATTTTTTTCCTTCTTATCTAGATTTTCTAAAAATTCTTTTTTAAATTTAGAAAATTGATCTTGTACTTTTTCTTCAAATTCTTCCGGTGTCATTTTCGCCGACCATGTTTCTGTTAATCCGTCTGCGTTGGTTATGTATGTACTAGATTCAGTATATGCTTTCTTTAATGCTTCAACATCTTGTTCTGCAATTTTTAGCCAAGATTTGGCATTATTATGAATACGTTGTTTTTCGTATTCTTCATATTTTCCTTCAACACGTAAATTATGTTCCATATCAATGACACAGTCATAACACATTCCGTGTATTTTTCTCATTTTTTTATCTAGATGATTATAATTAGTAGTTTTACAATCTGTGCGGCATTTGGGGTATGAATTAAGATATTCTCTAATATCATCTGCTACAGAATTTTTAGGACTTCTCATCCTATAGCCATCTTTTTGTTCGACTATATAGATAATTCCTTCGCCAACTTCTTCTTCCCATACATCTCCAACATCTCGTTTTTTATTTTGTTTTGCTGCGTGTTCTGTATCAGAAAATCCGAATGTTTTTTTTGTCTGGAATTTGTGGGTACCGGCAAGCATTTGCTTAACGGCTTTGATATTTTGTAACTTTTTGGCCATAATTTCATTTTTATAATTTTTGTAATGATCTGTCTATGACTCTTTTCAATAAACCTAACTTTCCAATTTTTTGTTTACGATCGTCGTCTGCTGTTATTTGACTAACTACCTGCATAATCATTTTTATTTGTTGAATTATATTTGGTTTTTGTTGTACGGCAGCTACGAAGTTCCTTATTCGGGCATCTCCTGGTGCTCCATCTCCATCAGGATCTTCTTCACTTCCAACTTGGTCTTCCGGAGTTGGTTCTTCAGGGGTTGGTTCTTCAGGGGCTGGCTCTGGTTCTGCAGGAGCATCTGGTGCAGGAGCATCTGGTGCAGGAGCTGGTGCAGGAGCTGGTGCAGGAGCTGGTGCAGGAGCTGGTGCGTCTGCAGGTACTGCAGGAGCATCTGGTGCTGGGGGTGGTTCTGGGGTATCTGCTAAAGGTTTGTCTTCGTCTTTTGGTTGTTCTTTCAATCCTTCTTCAAAAATAAATTTCTTTACTTTTCTCTTTACAATTTCTCGAACCAATTTTTCCTTTTGCTCTTTTGTAAGTTTTTTAATTTGTGATGGATATCCGCCATCTTTTTTTGACATAGTCTCAATAAATTCTTTTGCATCTTCTTCTATATTTTTATCAAATGTTTTTTGAGCATGTTTTGCCATTTTGGGATCTCCGTCTTCAAGATCTTTTATAGGATACATCCGATCTGAATCTTTTGTTTTTGGTACCATGTTTTCTACATCGGTAATTACTTCCTTGTCGTCCTTCCTTGGTCCAGGCTGTAATTCGCCAGTTGCGTTTGGTACCATGTTTTCTACATCCTTATCTGCTGTGTAATCTTTAAGATCTTTTCTCGGTTTGTGTTTTGTATTTTCTGGTTTTTTATACTTCTTGGCCATAATTTCATTACCTTAGTTTAATATAAATATTATCTAGAAAACTTTAATGTTCCTAATATTTGATTTATAGGAGCAAATGCTCCCGTTAATTTATATGTGTCCCCTCCATATGTAAAAACGATACCTTCAGCAGGGACAATTTTTTCAAATCCACCTAGTCGTTTTATCCGATCTAATTGTGTTTTTAATATGTCTAAATGACCAATATCATTTGACATTCTTAAGTCTTTTATAGACCGAATTAATTCCTGTTTTAATTGTTGAACGGATTTTGCTGGGTTTGCAGCTAGGAAATTGGATGCATTTTTTAACACTTCCGCTCCTAATTTTAAAAATATGGAGTCAAACGGCTCCATATTTTGTTTTTGATATTTTTTAAAATCTTTCTTATCAAAAGAAGATACCCACTCTAAAAATTCTGGG